CCAATGTGCGACAGTGCTTTGGTTAGGCCATCAGTGATAGCCATCTTCGGTGCATCTTCAGCCATACGACCCTTAGCTGCATCAAAGAACTTACGGCACCCTGTGAAGGGGCCAAATGAATTTGCTGGCGATGTATGCCAGACAGTAACATGCGCTAGCACAGCGCTGTCTCCGTTGCTTACAGGCACAATCTCTGTTGTGTTGTGCCAGCCCCAGCCATCACCGACCGCTCCGAACTGTTCGGTCATCTTTCTGACTTGGTATTGCGGGTCGATGGCGGTGAATGATCGGCTGCCGAAGCTAACCTTCTTCAGATATTTGGGGTCTGAAGAGGCTAGCTTGTCCCAGATGTCGAGGTTATTAGTCATTGTTGGTTCTCCTTGTTATGCGGAGTGATCCCCGCTTGTCTCGTTTGATTGTAAGGTGGTCGCAGTAAACTTCTCTTTCATTACTATCGACCATGTTTTTGAGATCTTTCTTTGCGTTCTCGAACACGCGGTTGTGTTCGTACCCGTTGATGTAGGTAACTGCTGCGTCGATGAACTGGTTGTCTGTGCTGGCGTCTCGCTTGACCATGTTGTCCACCTCAACCTTGTCAATGGAGATGTCTGGCGTTTGAATACCAATCGGTTCTTCGTCGCGTACAACGTAACCCCAGAAGTCTGACACCACTGCCCACATAGAATTGAAATACTTGTGGTTGTACGAGACATAAGTTGATTCCCATTTGCTGTTACCAAAGATTACTGAGAAGTATGCACCATCTGTATCTGACAAGTAGCAATACAATTGTATCTGCGGCATGTAGTATTCGATAATGTCATCTATATTTTTGTATGGATTTGTGTGCTTGGCTTCAACAATACGAGATCCCCAGCGAGCATCTATCATGCCTTTAGCTGGCACAGTGCCAATCATATCTTCTAGTTCTTCTTGATGCCCAGACAATACGCAATCATGCTCTTGTTCAAACCATTTAAGATTGAAGTCTTCAGTCCAGCTGCCAAGCTGTACTGCAATATTGCGAGACAAATCGTCTGACTCTACGCGACCAGTCTTGATCTGCCATAGCTCAAGCCAGTTGCCTTGCATAATTTTTACGCAGTCACTGCCGCCTATGAAACCTTTGCGGTTCATTTAGTTCTCCTTTGCGACCATTTAAATGGCTTTCTATTTGTACACCTTACTGCATATACGCAGCTTACTCAAGGTATTTCTTGAAGTCAGCGTGATGTAAGTCAGTAAGCTCAAGAAGTTTTTTCTTCTGCTCACCTTTAAGATATGACTCGCCAACAGGCTCACCATTCTTAATACGCTTGGCTATAATTTCATACTCATCTAGTACATAAGAATATTTTTTGTATTCTTTAGCGTAGTGTGGTGAGCTTGTGGCTTTAGTAATGTGTGCATCCCACACACTGCTAGCTACAGCAGTGCCTATTGATTTAGGTTTCTTCATTATCATTGTCCTTTGGCATTAGTTTAAATTCATAAAGACCATTGCCTTGATAGCGGCGCTTTACAATTCTATATCCAAATTTTTCTTTTCTTAGATTTCTTATTTGTGCAGACACACTTGGCTCTGGAAAATTAAGATCTTCTGAAATTTGTTTTACAGATAGCCAATCATTGTTTTCCATATACATTCTTACTTGATGTATTTGTTGCGTAAGTCTTGGTTTGTCTCGACTGGAAACGTAATCATCTCCATCAAACTCAGGTGTTATTTCTTTCTGCATGTGCGTTCTCCATGAATGTTAGGAATTGTTCGCCAGTCATTATGACTAATGTTTGCGGACTGCCTGTCCGTCTTTTGTAGAAAGCAATGTCTCGCTTATCTAATACTGTGTATGGGCTGGGGAAGTTAGACTTATCTCTATACTTTACTTCTCCCACCAGTTCTTGGCCGAAGAGTTCGAGCTTGATGTCTCCGCTATACTCTCCTCCCAAACTGCCTGAGAGGGGTTGCCTCTTGGCTTTGATACCCGCTTTCGTAAGCCAGTCGACGAACCACTTTTCGTGGTAAGTTCCTTTGTTCTTGTTACGATTTGCCACTTGTCCTCCTCATAGCAATGAAGGCAGACGTACCAATATTTTTCGTATGTACCCCCGCTATTGTTTTTAAGTATTGCAACGAACCAAATTGTTTTTGTTTCGCAAGCAATGCAGTTAATAGCTTGTGCTTTTTTCAAGCTTTAAACTTAGATCTAATTGAAATGTTCTTGCGCTTTGATGGTCCTACTTTCCTTGCGTACTCTTTCATTTCATTAGCCTTGTGTAGATACTCAATAGCATTTGAAACTTTACTTGCTGTTTCATATCTAAGCTCAGACACTAAGTTTATTGTGCGATAGTAGGTTGATGTTGGTACATCAGCTTGCTTAAATGCTGCAAGCAAAGGGATATCGCACCCCTCTGCTTTGTCTTCTAGATATTTGAGATATGATTTCATGCTGCACTAATGCAGCAGTTCATTCATCATTGTCAAGATCTTCTGGTTCTATCTCAATCTCGCAGTCACCATTACAGTTCCAGCAAGTGTCTTTGTATTCTTCTTCGTAGCCTACATCGACATCAAAACCTTGCCTAATAAACCTAGTGTAATTCAGAGTGCCATGACCGTAGCACTCTGGGCATTCAATAAGGGATGTGGTCATCAACATTTGGTATGTCATGGTTGTCCTCCCAAGCTTTGGTTGCACGTTGCAAAAACTTCTCACGATTAAAACGTGGGTTAGTTTTTTCTAGTTCATCAGCTATTGAATGTAGGTGAGAGGGCCAACCTACCATTGGCCCAATCATGTCTGCAATAAATTCATAATGCTGTTTACTCATTCGCATGTTGGTTCTCCTTTCATTTGGCAAGTAGCCATGCAAAATTCATACACTCCATTAGCTTTGTATGAATGAAGGTTATCAATGCGGCCTTCACTAAGTTCTTGTTCTGCTACAGCAAAGGCTTTAGCTTTTGTTTTAAACTTACTGGACAGCCGCAATGGGCTGCCCTCTGTTTGCTTGGTGTACCACCAAGAGCTTTTCTTTTTGTATACTTCGCCGTGTCTCATGCTTGTTCTCCGCTTACTTACAGAATTAAGTTACATGTATTTAAATCCCAACCATCCATTTCATATGAATGCTTGCTGACTTTTGCGCTTTTAAGAGGCTGGTAATTTTTAAATTTATTCCAAGACAACATTACTAAACGCATCTTGTGAACTGTAGTCATCTTCTTTTGACGAAGGGCATCTCGACTAATTAGTTCTCTAATGTAGTAAATAGGATCATCTTCATAATTTATCTGCCCATCTTTCCAAGTTTTAATAAAATCATCAGCTTGATTATCGTAACCTGTTTGCTTTGCAATGTAATGTATTGCACCTAGCAATGGATCACATCTTGTAAAGGTTGATGCAGCATATTTAACACTTTCTATTACTGCTCCGTGTCTTTCTAAAACACCATCCATTTGTGATGCCGTGAATCCAGCATGCTTTGGATGATTCATTGCTATTAAACATAAATGAGTAATAGTTGCAGCAAGACCAGTATAATTTTCAAAGCCTCTTATTTTAAGTCTATCAGAGTAAGATCTAGTTCGACCACTATCTATAGTAACCATACATTGCTCAGCTAATCCCCCAACAATAATTGTCCAAAAGGAAACGCCAGTCTCAACGCAAGCAGTTAATCTTTGCTGACCATCTAACAATATATTTGTATTAGATGTACATATTGTATGACCATTGTATTCAAAGTCACCGTTTATTAAGTCTCTTGAATACTGAGCAACTTTAGTTTTATTGATCCGCCGATTTTTACTGTTGATTGCTAGCAACTTGCTAGCTTTTTCTGGCGTGATTAAAGTTAGTTCATAGTTTATATTTGGTCTTTTGTAGATATTCATGGTGATTCTCCTTATACCATATCGTTCCATTGTTTTGACTTCATTGCGCTAGCAATCTGTAGTTCACGATTGTACTTGGCAATCTCAGGCTTACGCAGATCTTGTGTATGCGTAGCCCAGTAAGTAAGGCAGTTGTATAGCGCCCACTTATTGGAGCCGAGGCTGCTGCGCTCGTCGCTCCAAATATATAATAAGTTGTTTAGTTGCTTTTCGTTGGTCTTGGTGACTGACTGCTGACGTGTGAATGCTTTGCAGACGGTCTTCTTAAAGAAGTTTTCGATCTGTGGTTGCTCTAGCTTGGTTTGCATCCAGCTTTGCCAGATATCCTTGCGAGATTGAAAGTGCTCAAGTCCATTGACTACCTTGGCTGCTGCACCTTCGACGTTGATGGATGCAGTGTGCTTGTATCTACTACGCGCTACTGTGTCAGGTGTAGTGCAACCATTGAGACACCATAGCCGTAAGCCATTGGCTTGCTGAGAGAAAGACCAAGATGCATCGTAGCTATTGAAGAAGCTAACTCGGAACTTAACGTAGTCACCGACTGCTGGTTCAACAGTAAGATTATTAAATAGTATCTCACCTCTTAGCTTGCGACCGTCCTCAAGTACATCGACGCTTACTTCATAATCAGCTGATAGATCTGCTGACTTTACTCCGTCGAGAACTGAGTTGACTACATCATCGTGTGATACAATCTTGTAGCGTGATCCGTGTACTCCTAACACCTGATCGGTGTCAGTACGCACAACAGCTTGATGACCTGCAATGATATTGCCAAGCTGATCGTGGATTGGTTGTTGTTCAACTGGAAAGTTGAAGTCACTCATTGAGAAATGTTTCATGTTATACCTCCTCTAGTTTTGCATGTATATCTGCAAAGCAAACTGCAATTTGTTCCATTGCATGTGGTGTGGTGCAATTAGCAATTGCACTTGTGTTATCTTTAAGAAACTTATGGATCGTATCGATGTCACCTTTAGTAAACATTACAGATAAAGGTAGATCTGCGTAGTCAATGTAGTTGAGTCTCATGTTAGTTCTCCGTGGGTTATGTACTGCATTATTGCAGCGACAATAGTTAAAGTCATTAGTTACCTTACGTCACTTTGGTTTTCGTTTTGGTCTTATTGCCGGCACCTCATGTTTATGAATGACGCATTGTATTTCACCATGAACAAGTGACGAATTGTTTTCTATAAACTGGTCGCAATCTTCTGGTGAACTGAATGCAACGAATGCAATCCAAACTGTTTTTAACATTTGGTTTTCCTTTTTTAAGTTTGATTTTGCTGGTGATTACATGCGGCTTGATGTTGCACACACTCACCCCTCTTAGCGTGCCTTCTAGAAGTGACCTTAGCAAAATAAAAAAGGGGGCTAATGCCCCCTTCTGTTAAGCTTTCTTCTTCTTCGACGGTTCAATTAGGTCATTAGCAACCTCAACGTTGATGCCCATTTCTGCATCCATGTCTAGCAACTCTTGCGGGATGTCTACCTCCTGTTGAGTTACGTTCTGTGTTCCGTATGAATATCCAACAGGTGCGCCATATGGTGTATACCATTCGCCATTCGCATCAAACCATGCCATCTGCATATCCTTATACATATCGTCAAGTTGTTCGTGTTTGTACTGTGCTGCTTGTGCGGCTCCAAATGATCCGCGTATCCGCTGCGTACTAATCTCAGTCCCATCGAACAACTTACGATCTGCTTCGTAACGGTTCTTCTTGTTATTAGCGTTGACTTCTGAATCAACGCCGTTCTTTCCGCCGTATCGTAAGAAGAACAATCCGTCGAGCATCTTCTCCATGAGTACCTTGCGGGCAAAGCTCATCTCGTCATGCGGCAAGAAGTCTTTTGTCTCATAATCAAAGCGGTCAAATTCAAAGCTTAGTTCGTTTATCAAAGTAGCGATAGTCATGTTATATTCTCCTATATCTATCGTTCATACACAGTCTTCTATGTATACAGATTAGACGCCATAAGAATTTCAACTGTGTCAAAGACGCGTAAGCGCCAGCTTTGCTGGTGATATGGATGCAGCGTCAGCTTGTCTGATGCAGCGTCCATGTCATCATTGACTCAGATGAAATACGGTGGCCCAACTGGAAGTTATAATTCATAGATTGTGTGTGAGGGAGAGATGCATCGCTAATAAGGTGTCATGCAGACATACAAGAGCCTCCTGTGATTATAAGCAGCAAGCCAGCTTTGCCAAAGCAAAGTGGCAGCTGTGAAGTAATCATAGGCAGGGTCTGTGACTGCAATGACGCCGCAGAAGCGATTGTTGCATGACTCAACAGACAGATAATAAGTGTCATGCAACTCTTCTTGCAATGACCCTACCGCAAGCTGAGAAAAGACATGGAGAGACTGACTAAGATGGTTGTACTACTGTATCGCAGCAAAGGTCATTGCCACCCTGTCAACTGTAATAATCAGGTGTGACGTAGGGTAATTAGTATAGTTACGTTACGTCACTATTGACAGCCCTATAAGAAATGGTGTCGTAATGGGGGGAGAGAGGGAGAGGGGGGCTAGTGAATGAGATATAAGCCCAAGTGTTTATACAATCCTTCTTTATGATAGCTTACTGCTTCTAGCAAACACAGAGGACAGCAGTTAGCTATAGGTTAGTCACTGCATAGAAGAAGGATTGATATGGTTCCTGCTAAGAAGTTAACTGATAAACAGGCTGCGCTGGTGGATATAATGGTATCAAAAGGACTACCACCAGCTAAAGCCGCTGTTGAAGCTGGATATGCTAAGGGCAAGTCTGGATATGTCTCTGCTTACAAGGCGTTAAAGACAGCACACGTGCAGCAGTACATGATGCAACGGATGAATGAAGAGTTTGGATTGAGTGCTACTGTAGCTGTTAACACGGTTCGTAGGCTGTCCAGTGGTGCTAAGTCTGAGTATGTTCAGCTTGAGGCTAGTAAGGATTTGTTGGATCGTGCTGGGTACAAGCCCATTGATCGTTCTCAGGTGCAAGTGGCGGGGGACATTAAAGTCTCAATTGATCTGGGGTAGGGGGTGGGGGGAAAAACTCTATGCTCACGCTATGTTACTGATCCCCTACTCACATTTTTCTTAAAAAAGGTTCTCAAAAAATATTTTATCTGTTAAGGGTGAGAAATGAGATATTCTAAGAAGCCTGAGAAGATGCCTATTCGGAAGTCTAATTCCAAGGCGAAGCTTTTATTGAAGAGTAAGGGTTATGCGCGAAGAGCACAAAAGTAAGACTGGTGGTTTGACTGCTTCTGGTCGGCGTTATTTTGAGCGAACTGAGGGTGCTAATTTAAGGCCACCTGTTCAGGGTAAGCCTAAGAGTAAAAGAGAGAAGTCGCGGAAGGTTTCTTTTGCTGCTCGGTTTGCTGGCATGAAGGGGCCGATGAAGGATGAGAAGGGTAAGCCGACTCGCAAGGCTTTAGCATTAAAGAAGTGGGGCTTTGGTTCTGTTGAGGCTGCTCGTCGGTATGTAAGAAACAATAGGAGTTCTGCGTAATGTGTTTTGGGAATAGTGGGCCTAGCGCCCAGCAATTATATGATAAGCAGAAGCCTGAGTTTGGTGAGTTACCTTCTTTGGCTATAGACAAAACTAAGAGGGATAAGCCCAAGCTAGAGGATGTAAAGCGAAAGGGTTATCAGGCTCGTTCTTTGCTGATGCCCACTGACACAGGAGGTTACTAATGCCAAAGGGTAAAGGAACTTATGGATCTAAGGTTGGGCGTCCTCCCAAGCAGAAGCCAAGTGGAAAGAAGAAGTAGTGGCTGAAACTGTAGAGCAGCGTTATGATCGGCTTTCTAAGGAGAT